TACGACTGATGGGGTTGGTAAAAAGTGTTTGGTCGCCCACACGGGATATTAAGTCTTACAACGTTGGAGGGTTGAAAGGTGCTACCGTTGGTGGGCGGGATATTTTGCAAATATTGTCTCGCCGACGCTGAGACAGGTCTTAACGAGAAGTTTAAATCTTGGGGGAGTGCTTCGCTCATTTTATATAATTACTATATATTTTATTTTTTTTAAAATTTTTTTATAATTTTTGTAAAATAGAAATTATAAAAAAAAAAATACCAATCAAAACATTAAATCTTCCTAAACCTTAAAAATAATTTAGATAAATTGGTGGGTTTCATTATTTTCGTAAAACAATTAAATAAAAAACCAAAAATGATGATTACCACCTTTTTATCTAAATCCATATACTCAAATATTCTTGGTTCGCTGTCCTCTCCTAACAATCGTGGTAAATGGGTCGGCATTCTAAAACCAATACCCAACCTGCTTTAATATGTGAAACTTGACCTCCTGTTTCTACATCAATAAGTTTTATTCTAAGTTGGTCGCCATTAGGTCTTTTCACAATTGTTCTAAATTGTAATCCTCCGTTGGCGTTAGTTACAGTATCATTACCTGTAGAAGTATCTACTCCTATTACTGCTATATTCTTAGATTGACCTTTTGTTCTACTATCATAAGAATATGGTTGTAACATTTCTGCCTCTACATACATCGCCGTTTCTACATCACTACTGCTTTCAAATGTATATGATGATACATATATTTCAAACATATCAGTTTTCGCATCTTCAAATAAATTTTGTGTTCCTCTAAATTCTACATCAGTTGTGGCGGTATATTCATAATCTGCATCTAACTCATTTAACAACATCGTTCTCATATCTCCATACTTCATCTTTATTATATTAATAGATAATATTTTTTTTCAATAAGTTTTTATATATTTTTATCAAACATTACCTAATGCCGTTACTGCCTTTTCACCTACATCTACGACCCGCTTACCTACATCTAAAACCTTTTTTCCTGCTTCAATTCCTGCTTTTACAGGTTCTACAAATGGCTTAACCATACCACCGACTATCGGTAATCCACTAATAACTTCTACTCCTGTCCCTAAGGCATTTAAAGCACGGTCACCTATTTTTACTCCTGTTTTTACTGCTCCAATAACTTTAGAGCCAATTTTAGAAGCACCGTGTGCTAACTTCCTACCTGTTGCTACTACATCATCAAAAATCGTCATCTCTTTATTATAACTATAGATAATATTTTTTTTTATTAAATGTTTTATTTACAATCCTTTTAATCTCTCATCAAAACCTTTTAATCTCATTTCTTCTAATTTTTGCTTTTCTAAAGTTTTCCTCATATTAGTATTATCCTGTCGTAATTTTCTTAACCTTTCTTGAGTTTCTTGACTATATTTCGCAATTCGGGGGACAAACCCTTTTTTGCTATATTCATTCAATCTTGATTGTTCTACTGGTTTATCAATTGTAAAATCTACCTGTAAAGTGATACTCCAATCCACACCGTGTAAGTTTATAGGATTTAATGCAACATCATCTTCTAAAGTAAGACGAATGTAATTAATTTCTTTCTCTATAATCTGTGATGAAAATTTAGTATTAGGCTCATAAAAAATAATGTTATTGAAATTTTTATCTACTGGGACACGTGCGATAATATTAGAAAATCCACTATGCCTACTATCTAAATTTCTTGTAGAAAAATTGGACGCAATATTAATAGCATTTACACCACCTACATTAACCATTCTATCACCATTTAATATACCACTTGATGATGTATGTGTTGTAGAAGTAAATCCTATAAATTGTAATGCTGTTGATGTTGGTTTTAATACTATTGTGTTAGAACTACTTGCTAAAGTAATTGTTACTGTATTAGTTTCTACATTATATGTTGCTAATGTATTATCCGCACTAAAAAATGTTTGTGAATTTAAAAATGCTAATAATTCACTAATATTATAATTGCCTGTAGTTATTGTAATTGTTGCAGAAGTTTCTACACCACCTATGGTCTTAGTAAAGTCTAATGTATTTCTACCTGTATCTACAGAGTAGAATGCTACGGGTATTTGTGAATTAACTACTGATATATGTAAATTAATACCATTAGGCACTTGTATCACGTCATCAAAATAAAAAATAACATCACTCGTCCTATCTGCTACTTTAATATCCGCATCAGCAGACGTTAAATATATTTGTCTGCTACTGTAATTCGCATCTAATACTATACTCATTTATAATAAGTTTAGATAAAAATTATTATAATAAATTATTCTCCCTCACCGTATTTCTTTTTAACCAAAAGGCTTACATTTTCTTCTTCTACTTCTTCTTCCTGTTGTGGAGCATCACCCTCTCCCTCCCATACTACACCTACCTCTTCATCTACTTCTAATCCTTCTAATATATCATCTAATTCACGATTTTTTTCATCATCTCTTACTCCTGTCCCTACTGCGTGGGATTTCTTACTTCTTCGTGGCTGAATTGCTGATGGGTTTGTTACTTGACTGCCTCTTCTTAAAGCAGGGACATTTATTCTCTTAATGTTTTCGGGTCTAAAATTTCTTGCTTCATCTTCACTATATGCGTTGCCCCCTTTGCCTCTGTAATACATACCTTTATTTTTACCTGACTTATATTGTCTAAAACCTGCTGGTATTGATGGCGGTGATTGTGGTGATTGCGAAGTCATACTATCAGCACTTGATGTAGAACTTGTAGCAGATGAATTTGTAGATAATGCCTGTCTTGCTATAGCACCACCTACACCTGTAGATAATCCTTGCATCGGCAAAAACACACCTGTTGTCGTATCACTATCATCATTTACATTTGGTCTTTCACTTGCTGGTCTTGCTTGTGTTATTGGTGTTTCACCACTTCGGGCTTCATCAAAACTCCTACCTGAAAAAGTATCTACCTGACTATCCCTTAGTTCTTTACTGGTTCGTAATTGTTCTGCTCTTAATCTATCATTTTCTCTAATAATCTCTAACTGTCTTCTAATGCCTAAATTATTTGCGTCCTGTTGTCTAATACCTGTTTCAGTATTAACTTGAACTCTTGTAGGTATATTACCCACATTAGTCATATACGCACGAGGACGTGGCGGGACATTATAACCATCTGTCGGGTCACCATAAAAATTATTGAAAGGATTACTACGTCTTACACGTTGATATTGTTGTGTATCTCTAATTCTTTTTCTTCTACGTTTCTTCTTTTTCTTTTTCTCATCACCAATTATTACCTTAACGGTTTGCTTAACTACTTGCTCCTGCTTACTTGTCTGCCTTTGTTTCGGCACTTCCTTCACGGTCACGTTGGATTTCCTTTTTAACATCTTTATTATTACTTGAGATATTATTATTTATAATTAATTTATTAAAGTTTTTAAAAAAATCCCCACTCTCAGTATCAATCATTAGGTGGTCGTGAGGTGTTTTAAATGTATAATCTATAATACAATCTGCTACATTCTTATCTTGAAAGACTAACTCTTCAAAAATATTCTGTGTTTCTTTTTTATTTACTGGTTTGCCTATCACGAATAATTGGTCTATTAATTTACGAGTAGATACAGGTAATTTATTATACACCTGAACTAAAATCATAATGTATAATCGTTTATGTCTTCTATTTTGTATAAGACGATTTAACGTGTATGCTATATCTTTATTCTTGAGTTTTTCAGCCATATCATCAATAATCAATAAACTATTATTATCTTCTTCAGCATTTTTTTCAATCTTTTTCTCCATCTCCATTAATGTTGCTACATCTAAATCTTCTCCTATTTGGTCTGCTGGTAATTCTGCAAAAACATTTTTCTTTAAACTTCTCATAGAACTTGGTGGAGCAATTAGATAAATTTTATCAAAAATACCACGATATAACTGCTTTCTTTTACTTCTCTTATTGGCTTTTGTAGTAAGCAATCCCGTCATTAAAGAGGTCTTACCTGCTCGTGGTCTGCCCTGTATGACTATAAACCCGTGTCTATTCAATAGAGGATAGGGGATTTTGTGCTTTGTATGTTCGTCTAATCTTATATCACACTTAAAAGATGGGACTACAGGATTTACACCTTCATTATGTATTTCTTTTATATCCATTTATAAATATAAAAGAAAAAAATTTAAAATTTTATTTAAAAGTTACTGTTATGGCGTTTTTCTTTTGTCTTTCGTGAAATGTCTTATTATATTCTAACTGTCTTTTTCTTACTCTCGCTAACCGCTCTGCTGGTGTTTCGCCCATATGGGCGAATGGTCTATACACACGTTTTTTTCTCAGGGGTGGTTCTGTGTGTGAGCGTGGGACTTTATCATCTTCTCTCATATTTCGCATATCTTTATTATAACTATAGATAATATTTTTTTTAAACATAATAAATTGTTGAACGGGGAGGTTCTATTTCTGTATCTTCTACATCTTCTTCATACTTTGGTTCTTTCTGTATCCCACTTTTTTTCTTGCGATTTTTCTTAACCTTTTTAACTACAACAACTTCTTCTGTATCACTACTTTCACTTTCTGTTTCATATTTAACAACTTCTCTTACCTTTCTTGGTTTCTTCTTTTTCACGACACGGGTTACATCTTGTTCTTGTAATTCTTCTACAGTAGGTTCTCTTTTATCGGGTTTCTTTTTACCTGCTTTTCTTGCTAAATATGCCTCTGCTCTTTTATCATCGGCTACTTGTTTTTTTAATGCAATTTTCTCTGCTCTTACCTTACGTGCTTTCTCAAAGGCTTCAATCTGTTTCTTACTACGTGGCTTCTTTGCTTTAGGTTTCGGGGCAGGTGGTGTTTCTTCTGTAAGTTGTGGAGGCTGACCTGAGTGGGAAACGCTTACGTCTGTAACTTCTTCTTTAGCAATACGTGGTTTAGATTTAATCTTTTGTAACAGACCTTCGTTGTCTGTAGAACTATCACTTGAATAATCTTGGACTTCTGTATTATCTACCATTCTTTTATATAATAGCAATAGAAAAAAAAAATTTAAATATAATTAATTTAGTAATTTTTTGTAAAAAAAAATCTATATATTATATATAATAAAGATGGAACTTGATACCGATGATTGGAAATATTTAATACCACAGAAGGAAATACCTAAAGGTTATGAGGAACTTAAAGAATTCTTTGTTAAGAAAAATGATGTATTATTAAATCACCCCGAATGGTTTGTTTTTCAGGATAAAGCAGTATGGGAAGTAAGGAAGGAAGAGATTGAAAAAGCAAAAAAGGAAAAACTTATGATAGAACATAAACAAAAAACAGATAGTAGTGGTTGTGAATTTTTTACTAATATTAAGATTAAGAATGGAGAACTTTACCAAGAAGAACTTGTTGAAACACCAATAAATTCTATGTATGATTATAGTAATAAGATTACACCTGCCTACTATATTGAAAGGTTTGGTGATGTTTTACCAAGTTATTATTATGATGTAATGAGTGCCGTAGATAATAACGAAGTTCATAACTATATGGGTATGACTAAAAAAGAACTGAAAAACTATAGAAAGAAATGCGACAAGAAAGAAGATAAGACAACTACTAATAAAAAGAAGAAACGAAGAGGTAAAAAGAAAAAACCTGTATTCAGTAAAATAACACCTGAAAAACCCATAATCGTTAAATTTTCATAACCATTTATGCATAATCGTTATATTTATCATTTAATAATAGAGAAAATCGCTATTATTAAATCACCATAATATCTTATCGGCATAGTAACCGCCACTACCTTTTACTTTTCGGTCTTTTTCGTGTCTTGCTTTGTATCTTTTTCGCCTTTCTTTATCGCCTGTTTGTATAAAATCGGTATATCTTTTATCACCGATAGAATGAATTTTCTTACCATCTTTAAATACATCTAATTTTTTATTTTTGCGTGTTGAATATTCTACTGTTACACCTAATTTATCGGCTTTCTTTTGTGCTACTTTTAACTCCTTTTTATCAAGTTGAGGCATTTATTATAATATTAGATATTTATTTTTTTACTAAATGAGTTTTATCTATCTTATATGCTTTAGATTTTGGATTAATAGAAGCATACACACGGGCATACGCCCAGCGTTCTTTAGATTTTACGAACGGTCTTACACTACTCGGGTTTGTCTTGTATGCTCCTATACCTTTATTGTATATGGTCTGTAATCCTGATTTTTTAAAACCTGTTATTTTTGCGATTTCGCTAAGTGAATGGTCTTCATCTTTTTTAAAACCATACTTCTTATTGAACTGTTGTTTATAAGTCAATACCATTTATATTATAGTATATTATTTTTTTAATTTTTAGGATTTAGATAGAATGGTGGGTGTGGGATTTTTTAATTATATCTATTAAAAAATACCAAAAATGATGATTACCACCTTTACCACGATAGTAATTTACTATCTAAATTATGGTAAATCTAAACCATTAAAATCATCGTCAAACTCAATATCTTCTATTAAGCACTCCTCCATCTGTTTCTCCAACACTTCTTTACTGTGATTGTAATGCTCCCGTGACTTCTGTGTAACATCTCCCAAGAACTCACAGAATTCTTCGCTGAACGATATTTTACCTGTATTGTTGTTTATCTTATCTAATATGTTCTTACCGAAAAAGTGGTTTAATACTGCTTTCTTATATACATTAGATGTAGTTGAGCGGGGGTCTTTTTTAGGTAAATGTAAATAATCCTGTATCTTCTGCTTTTGTTCTGTAGTTAGGTCTGCTTGGTTTATCGTGTAATGATAATTCGCATCACCGTAACCTGCTTGGTATTCTATCTTTTTTGCCTCATCATTACATTTATATAGTAAATCATATTTTATTACCATATTCATTACTTCATCATTCTCCCATACTAATCTCATACCTGTTCTCAAGTTAGGACTATCCCAAGATAATAATTCACCATCACTTGGAGCATCACCGCCAATCCAAAATTGTTTATTATAGAATTTTTCTACCTGTGCCTGTTCTTCTCCTGTTGCCTCGCTGTTAAATATTTTCTGTTTTAACTCCTCCATCTTCTCGCTTGTAATATCTTCTATCTTGCTATAGTCGGGTTTCATTTCACTTTCAATACCTTTTTTTGCAATCTTCATTTCAGTTAAGAATGGGTCTTTTTCTACTTCTTCTTGTGGTGTCTGTGCTTGTTTCTTAATAATATCTTTTACATCATAACCAGTCTGTGTGAAATAATACATCAATATCTCTTTTTGTTTAGCATCAAACTCTGCTATGAGAAAGTCCCGTAAATGCTTAAATGGTTTAACATCACCCTCCATCATCATCTCCTCCATTAAATCCATACCTAATGTAGGCTTGGATATTGTAGGTGGTATGAATGGTGTTTTTTGTTTATTACAGATGATTTTAAACATATTAGGGAAGTGGATATATTCAATCACCGCTTCTTTAGTAGTGCGGATACGAAATGATGTTTGGATTAAATCACGTGGTGAAATCATATCATCATATCCTAAATAGATTTTATCAAAATCTTTTTTCTCATAATTCACACCTACTGTGATAGATGAATTAGTAACTACTGCTTTACATTCACTCCAGTATTTACTTACATTCTTAAGTTGTTCTTTCTTTGCTTTTTGGTTGCCTCCAGAGCAATAATACAAGACATCACCTTCATCTAATCCCGCCATACGAGTAAGCATAGCAGAGAACATATCAATCGGTATTTTGTAAGCACTACCACGTGCTGTCTTGTATGGATAGAAGATGTATAACTTCTTACCTGCTTTAAGGTCAGCAACAATTTTCTTTAACCAATCATAAAAATTTTCACTACCTTTGCATACTTTTTCAATAACATCTTTTTCTTTTCTTAATGTTATTTGTTTGGCTTTTGGGTCAAGTAGTCTAAAGTATGTTGGTGTTCTATGGTGTAAGAAAGCGTCCATTACAAAAACTTTCTTTGCCTTTCTAAATACATATTCAAAAGTCATATAGCATTTATCATACACTTCTTGTTTATCCTGAAAACAGGTCTTAGTTAAGAAACAGTTGAATACACTTTCTACTTCATCAGCAACCACAATATCGTATTCTCTATCTAATGTATTGATACTTTCTAATTCACATACAATTCTATCCCACGAACTTCTTTGTTGGGTTTTACTTTTTCTATCATCACAATCATCTTTGTAATGTTTAAATCCTAATCCATCTAATCTATTCATCAAGTTATTCGCCATACTCTGTCTGTTGGTAATCCATAATACACTTGGATTACCTTCTTGTTGTCCTATGTATTCAATAGCAACGTGAGTTTTACCTGAACCCATCTGTGTATTGATGTTTATGTATTTAGTATCACGTGTAATCTTTGTAATGTAATCTAAAGGTAGATACTTACCTGCTATTAGTTTTGTGCTTGGTATGAGTGTTACACCCTCGTCATCATCTGTGATAAACTCTTTTTTAAAATCGCTAATGGTGTAATCGGCAATTTTTCCATAAAATCTTTCTAATAAATTCCATATCTTGTGTCTGCCCCATACTTTACGAACATCTACATCTTCCCATCGTTGAGCGTCCATATATTCTTTATCCTTACCATCATAGGTTGCTTCCCAAGCCTGAAATTCTTTCCAAGTTCCACCTTCACTTTTATACCAGCCCATCACGCATAAATGTATGAGTAATCCTAACTGATTATTTTCAAGATTAGGTATAGCATTAAGCAGGTCTTTATGACTGCTTCTCCATATATGTAATCTTGGTGGTGGTTGAACTTTTATTATTTTTACACCCTTAAAACCATTTATCGTGATTGGTTTTTCAATTGTAGTTATTTTCTTAATATGTAACATATCAGTCTTAGATGTTGAACCTTTTACTCCTTCCTTATTATCTTTTTTCTGCTTGGGTTTTTTGGTTTCTTGTTCTTCCTCAGTAACAGGATATGTGATGGTAGTCCCATCAATCATACCTTCTTTATTAAAAAAGCCCAGTTGGATTACGTGGTGTTCTTCTACATCATCTTCTATGATTTCCTGAACTCTTGGGTCACGTTCTTTGGTTTGGTGTAAGCATTTCATATTTCTATTTTTAGTATATACTGATGCATCAAAAATACCATCGTCCATTTTATCGCTGAACTGTTTAATCCATTTCTTAAAATCACAACTAACCATATCATCAAGATTGTTAAAATATATCTGCGGTAATACAATATGATATGAATAGTATTGTTGTCCTTTCTTTTCTCCTACTGAACCACTAATCGCCATCATTACATCATCACCGAATACTTTTTTAATTTCATCTTTTGCTTTAGTTAAGATGTCCTCCTCGTGACCGTCAATATCAAAATATATTCTTCTTGGTGTATCTTTACCAATTACTTCATACATATTGCGATTTTTTGCGATAAGTAGTGGTAAATCTTTTCTGTAAATAATAGTCCATAAACGACCGAATTTACCAGCCATACACATAGTGATTGTTTCTTCACCTTCTTCTCTGTATTGAGTTGTTTCGGTTTGTAATTTTTCTATGGCGATACCCTTAAAGCCATTCACCTTAATTGTTTGTTCTTTTCCATTTCTTTTAACTTTGTAGTATTGAACTACACCGTCTTCGTCCGTGACCTCTTTAAATCCCTTACCAACCCAGCAGAGTTTTAAGTAAGGTTTGGTTTTAAAACCGAGTGTGCGAAAATTTGCTTCATCAACAAAATTTGTAATTACCATTTTATTATATAATAAGATAATATTTTTTTAAATATGTTTTTTACGCAATAAATAATTAGATAAAAAATGGTGGATATTTGGATTTTTCCTAAATATTATTAAAAAATAACAAAAATAATGTTTCCCACTTTTTATCTAAATTTCTATAGTATTTTTTTTTATAACTGAAATAGTTATAAAAAAGAATTATCCTTAAGTTTTTTAAATTTATTGGTGCATTTCATCACTTTTTCCTAAATAGTTTTGTCTTTCTAAAGTGAATTTGTCCTTAAATATATCAATCCTATTCTTTCGGGGTTTCCTTGTAAAGTAGTCTTGGATATTATTACCCGAGACCAACTCACAACCTATGATGGAGTTACAATAAAAGGCGACTTCATTTCTACCGTGTAATGTTTTCACATCTCCAGTTTGCTTATTTTTTATGTTGTATGAATACTTCTTCATTATTTAATATAAGACAATATTTTTTTAAATAATTATTTACGCAATTATTTCTCCACCACAATCTAATTCTTTTATTTTTTCAAGTTCTTCTTTTAGTTCTTCAATCTCTTCTTTAAGATGTGCCTCGTCACACCTTGTAAGTTCAATTTCTTTAATTACTATACGCCACATCTCCATAAATTTTGGTGTCGTATCTTCCATAATATCCCACTCTTCAAGTTTCTCATACATAGAATGAAAGACCATTTCATTATCTTTACCAATTATCTCTTTATAATTTTTAAATTCCCAATGTGCTTCTTCTACTCGCATTACTAAATATCTATTGTGTTTTTCAAGTCTTTTATTCTCCTCTTTCTCTTTTCGGAGTTGTCTATAAAAATCCATTTTTTCGTCTTCAGTCTTTTTAAGACATTCTCTTAATGCATTATATTCCTTAATTGTTGGTTTCTTTTTATTATTAGTCATATTTCTAATTTAATTTAAAAACAAAAAATAAAAAATCATTTTTATTTTATTCGTTTTTCTCTTCTGTTTCTTTAGTATATACTTCCTGTTGCACTTTTAATGAATGTCCCATCATATTAGCATCTTTCTTCATCTCCTTAAGTATCTTCCCATACTTACCCGATAGGTATGATTTACGTAACATACTACTACCAACTTTCTTACCAAGTAAATCAGTAAATGCTCTTTGTATGAATTTAGTTAGGCGATTACTACTAAAAGGTTTTCCAGCAAAATCTGCTAAGAGATATGTAGGATTAGGTGATTTCTTTAAAAATGCTCTTATTATTTTCTGTGTTTCTTTATCTACATTAAGTTCTATATCATCATACGTTTTTGCGGTCTTATAGTCACTTAATACAAACTTCATACCTTTATTGTAAATTATAAGATAGTTAAATTCTTTTGGTAATTCTTTCTTAGCCTCACGTCTTGTTACAACCTTCATATTATGAAAATCATTTCGTAGTGGATATTTACGATATAATGTAAGAATGAGATGTCTCAATAAAAGTGTATAATCTCCTAAATCTAAATCTTTGGCTTTTTTTAATTTATTTGCTTTAATTTGTTGATTAAGTTTTTCAATAATTTTATCCCATTCTTCTAAAGATATTATGTTTTTTTTCTCCTTTTCATTCATCTCACCTATAGTCTTACCTTCACGGTATTTCTTGCTTACATCATCACGCTCCTTAATAAACTTCTCAATAACATCTTTTTTACCATCTACTGCTTGTAATGATACAATAATTGCATTTAGATAATTCTTTCTTGTATTATCAGCATATTCATTCAAAAATTTATTTACATCATCTTCTTTATATAAAAAGTTTAGATTGTCCTTAATAGGTTCTCCATCTATACTTCGTTTAAGTTTAGAAAGGTTCTGTATGTATGTCTTTAGTGTTACTTCTTTAGTGTTCGGTTTTAAAGTTTTTAACTTCTGTAATAAATCCATTTATACTTATACAAGAGAAAAAAATAAATCTAAATTATTTTTTATTATCTTTTTTTAATTGTCCTGCGGTTTTTTTTACTTTTTGGACTTTTTTCCTAAAATGTGTTTTAGCACCCTTTGGTCGTAATTCTACATTCTTACTACCATCTACTACTTCATAACCATTATCATTAATTACTTTAAGTAATTCTTCACGTTTCATTTTCCATACACCCATTACCTTAAATGCCTTATTATGTTTTGCTATTAACTGTCTTAACTGTGTAATATTCACCATTTATATATATGTAACATTATATTTTTTCAATCACTAAATAGTCTAACAGTTCTCGGTTCTTTATCCATACATTCTTATTCCTGTTTCGTTCATAAAAGTATGCTGATTTAAGAAATGGTAATTTATCTTTTGCCTCTTTCACATTTTCAAAAACTGTATTCAATAATGGTATGGTATGCTTTTCATCTATAAATATACAAACTCTCCACATTTACTATAATATAATATATTAAATATTTTATATTATCTTATTAGACTTTTGTTTCATCTTTAGTTTCGCTCATCTCTATTTCGGCAGGTTGGTCGGGTTGCTCTGCTTCCACCGAACTTTTACAATCAAAAGAACATTTACCTTTGTTAGTCCTAATTATGAAAGTAAAATTACTTTCCTTAAACCACTTGTATATGCCTCTCATTCCTCCACCAAATAACATAAATACCATTATCTCAAATAGTATGGTCTTAGTATCTTGGTTCATAGAACCCGATATTAAAGACGATGTTGAGTTACTCATTTATATAAGGTTTAGATTATTAATTTTTATGCATAATGTATTTCTTATCGTCGGGCAACATACACCACATACTAAAGTCTTCTTTATAGCATTTCTTGTGAAATTTCCTTTTCCAACTATCATATCTCCCGTCTGCCCGTATTGTTCTTAAACTCTTGTTACATATCATACACTTAGTCTTTACACCGTTGGTAGTTATACCGTCATTTTGTTTTGGTTGTTTAGTATTCATCTTTTATTATATAACAAGATATTATTTTTTTATATATTATTTTACGCAATACACATATTTTCCTAAATATAACAACAAATCTACAAATATTCCATATAATATACTTAGTAAAACTACTGTGGAGAACAAAATTTAAATTTTGTGATGATTATTAGACCTATATAAGTATAATAATCAGCATTTTAATAGACTTCTATATGAAATTCTCTATATCGTGAGGACTATAACTGCCTTTTACCTTAAATACACCCTTAGGTGACTTGTTAAAGACTGAGATGAAATCACCATCAATAAGATATGTATCTATATTCTTGGGTTTGCTTCTAAATGAATTGTATGCGGGACTACTACCACTATTGAAACCAATACCCTTACCGAACCTGATTAACTCCTCCATAACAGCCCCGCCGAGCGAGTGGGCTACTTGGGAGAAGGAGAACCCTTTATATTTCTTCTTTGCTTTATCTGCTATTACTTTTGCTCTCTTAACTCGTGGGTGAGTTTCACTAAATGAGCCTAACACAATATCTTTATCTGCGTCCATATCTTGACTATCACTTGTATCTGTTCCTCTATGTGATATAACTACTTTATTACCTTTGGTGTAAATAGATGTCTTACCATTAGATATTTCTTTATCTCTCTTCCAACCATCTACAGTTGCTGTCTTCTTGTAAGCACCCATCGCTAATCTCGCCATCTCTTTTACGAATGCGGGTATAGCAGAGTTAGGTTTAACTAAACCTTTTAATTTACTAAAGGCAGGAGCAAGTGCTTTACTAACATCTCCAAAGCCTATACTCTTACCTTGCTGTAATCTCTTTACAATTTTACTACCCGCTTTCGGTAGTTCTGCTAATATAGCGGGTGTTGCTTTCACTACATCTGCTACGCCTTCTACAACGTCACCTGCAACTTTCTCTATCTTTTCAGTTGCCTTTTTACCTATGACTGCAGTTGAGACTTTCTTAACTGCTTGACCTACTTTTGCTCCTACCTTAGATGCTGTGTGTAAAACTTTACGTCCTATAGAAGAAACCGCTCCACCTATTTTACGTCCTACTGAACTGACGCTATCTACTATACTATCAAATAATCCCATTTATTATAAGTGTAGATATTTTTTTTTCATTTAGATAAAAAGTGGTAATCGTGATTTTTGGTTATTCATTTTATAATTAAACAAAAATAATGTATCCCACCATTATCTATATCCCGAAGTAATGATTTTCTAAATCACTTAATCTTTTTTCTAATGATGATATGGTTGATGCTTGTTGCTGTATTGCCCCAATTAAGAACGGGATTAACTTGGATTTCTCTACGGTTTTAAATTCAGGTAAAGATGCTTTTTCCATAATTGCTTCTACTTCATTAGGCATATTCACAGGGTGGTCGGGGTCGTCTTCATTAGGAGGCATAGGTATAACTTTTTCTCCTACCTTCCACTGCACCTCTTTTGGTTCTTTACTTGTTTTAATACAGTTATATTTATTCAGTTCTTCAATCTCTTCTAATTCTTGAGCGATATATCCTAATGCTTTCTGTCCTTGTCTTCCATCATCATCGTATTTATTATATTCATACGTTTTCAGTTTAATCGCTAAAACAGTATCTAATGCTTTTTTAATATCGTAATCTTGCTGATTATCTTTTATTCTACTATCACTTGGTGTAATTGTTCCTGTAGCATAAATATTTCCATTCACATAAAGATTAGCCGATGTTTGGTATCCAACATATTTAATACCTATACTACCAGCACCGCCTTGGTCGCCAAGACTACTACCCCCTCGTGCACGAATACATAAAATAGTTTTTTGGTTAGTGTAATTATTAACATAGTCGCTTGATTGATTTTTCAATATAACTCCCGTGTTGTAACCGTAATCCCATCTAATGCCGTCCGTGAAACTTGCGGTTGTCCCAGTAGAAGCACCTAAATCTTTTGTTATCCCGTGATACATACTATAATTTTGGCTGTTGCCGAGAGTTGTTCCATTACCCGCCACTCCAGTATTGGTTCTTCCACCTACATAGTATGCACCTTTTATGCTATGAAAATCACTCGCAGGCACTCCTGTTCCACTATCCCCACTTGAATAAATAGCAGTTCCTGTATATACACCTGATATATTCTTCCAGTGTGACCTATTATTACTATGATATTTAATATAGTATCCTCCATATTCGTCTATCGCCGATTGACCTCCTAATGTGATACTACTACTACCATTTCCACTCATAAGATTTCCAGAAAAAGATGTTCCACTTTCACGAGCAGTTGTAAATAGTGATGTTGTTGATGATGTTACAACATTTCGCTCATTATTAGTCCCTTGTAATGTCCCGCTATTATGAAATTGTATTTGAAACAACTCAGTTCCCCCCTCATAAGCAATAGGCCCACCTACTGCTTGTCTTTCTTGAGAGTGATAAAATGTTGAATTACTTACTGAACCAGTCTTTAAAATATAACCGAAGGAGTTAAACGCCCACATCGCTCCATTTCCTGTTGCGTTTCCAGTATTAAACTCTACTGTATAAGAAGTCCCATCGGGTATGTTAGGTTCGGTAATTTCATAAACTTTCAATCGTTGATTACCAGCATAGTTGATGGAGCAAGAAGTAGTAGTAAGGTCATAATTTGCTGTTGGGTTTATTCCAATTCCAACATTACCAGTTGCAACATCAGCAACAAAAAATTTATGGTCTGTTTGTCCTGTCCCACCTATAGTATCTACATATTCTAATCGTAACGCTCCAGCAGGAGCGGGTGTAGAAGTTTGTTGAAACCATCTCCAACCATTTTCTCCATATTCACTTGCGTTTCCGCTTGATATTCTTAAACCACCGTAAATGTGGAGTTCATCATAAGGTGTTCCATTAATACCTACACTACCATCATTAAATATGAAATTATCTTTTATTTTAAGATTAATAGTTGTAGTATCCATTCTTTTTATTTGTAGTTCATTACCCTCTCCATCATCATTAATAATAGACCATTTTAGAGTTCCATTATTTTTAAAATTCATTTTCGTATCCGCACTTGCTTTGTCTATACTTATAACACCGCTATTAATAGAAACTATCCCATCAGTATTAAAAGTAGTTGGAGTAAATGTGTGTTTATTACCTGCTACTTTTAAAGTTTCAGTAGATGGATTAAAAGTTAAATCTGTTGAATTTCCCATAGTAGATGTTGAACCTGCTCCTTGAAATAGTAATGGTATATCACTATTTGTTGTTGATGCTGAAACTGTAATACCACCTAAAGTTGCGGGGTCAATATAACTCATTCCAGTAGCAGAACAACCTAATAAATGACCGTTAGTTGGGTCAGGATAAGAACTCACGCCGTCATAAATTCTTATGAAACCAACATCTGCAATATTTATATTTTTCACAGCACCAGTTACAGAAGCGGTAATTAAATTACAATCTTTACTCTGCGAAAAAGTCCCATTTAAAGTAAGTTGCCTGTTTGCTGTCTGTGGATTATAATAAAGACCTGAGGCAATATTAGACCTTTTTATGGTTGTCGTAGTATCACCATCTGTTGTATCACTAAAGCATATACCAAAATTACTATTTGTAGTATTATCTTGTTCTATTGTTACACCATCTGTCTCGTCAGCAAAAGTTAATTCTCCACTACCATTTGTTTTTAAAATCTTATTATTTGTAACACTACCGTTAATCTGCAAAACACTACTTGATAAATTTATTTTAGGTGTTGTTAGTATATCCGTTGTGCTATTATAGTTTAAATCTGCCGTAGCATACATAGGATTATTACCCGCAGTATTCGGCACTTGTAATAAATTATTTACCCCCGTTATTGAGAATACATTTACCGTTACTTTAGAAGCATTAATAGCATTAGTAGCATTAGTAGCATTAGTAGCATTAGAAGCAGTCCCAGTTAAATCACCTGTAACATCACCTGTAACATCACCCGTAAAATTATTACAAGTTAAAGTATTAGTAGATGGTTGAAAATTTAATGCTGATGTTTTAAAATCTGTCTTGTTAGATGCTGTTGAGGCATTAGATAAAATAACTTCATAATTTGTTGCTCCTGTATTATCTTCTGTGAGGTCAATACCATTATCTGCCTCATTAGCCCATTCCATACCAGTAAGCGTTTTCTTTATAATTTGTCCTGCTGATGGATTGTAACCATCTATGTCTATAGAAGATGTATTAGATAATACAATATCTCCTTCTACACTAATTTTAGAGAATGTCCCAACGTCTCCGTTGAAACTATTTAGTCCATTAAGTGACCTTGATGACGCAGAAAATCCGTCTGTTGTTTTACTCATTCTTATTATAATATATTAAGATATTTTATAATAAAATTAAAATTTATTTACCTACTTTACGCATAGCGTATGAGTGGGCTTGTGTAAAAGTTTTACCTGCTTTCATACCGTGTTCCATTAAAGCAATATGTTTTTTGGTATGAATTGTAGCGTGTTGTTTTAACTTTTTTTTTTGTTGTGCGGTTAAATCTTTTTTGGGTTTTTTGGGAGGCATATATTATTAATAAAGAAAATAAAAATTAATCATTTTTGGGAGGTGGGGTAATAGATTTAGTTTTATTTTCTTGTAAATACCTGAAAAATTCATTTGCCTGAAATCCTAAGTAGTATCCTAAAAGTATGTTTATGGTAATCATTTATATTATAAGTAGATATTTTATTTTTTAAAAAAACTAAAATATTATTCAAAAAACTAAATTTAATATTTAGCACTCATAACACCATTTTCATCTACCGATAGGAGGAGGTCGTAGTGTGCGAACGAATTTAATTGTCCTGCAAGACCACCAGCACCCATAGTAGCATTCAAGAAGATATTGCCCGAGCCAAGAGTATCCGTTCCTTGTTCCATAAGGTGCGAGTTCGCTCCATAAGCATCTAAATTAATCGCAAACATATAAGAACCGTGTCTATCATCGTGAGGGACTGCACCCGCAACCTGAGCCGTTCCTACTAAATCAAACTGAGTAGGGTCTAAATTGGTTGAGTTGTTGGCGACACCTAAAGAATGATAGCATCTCATTAATTCTGCGATAACCTGAGCGTTATCCTCACAATCTACAGGTTGCGATGGGAGTGAAAGACCACCACTTAATCTAAATTGGTATTGGGTCATACCACCTTTAGCACGTCCTGAAGTTGAAGATGATTTATAACCAACATTATCCACAGCAGTTGTGGTGTTAGAACGCATAGAGCAGATAAGAGATTTAAGACTTGAGAATTTAGCAGGGATTAAGAAAGTTTGTTCTCCAGCACCCGCTGTAACCGATGCTTGGTAAGACCTGTAACTCTCAGTAGAGATTGCGTAACGTCCTCCGTGTGCGTTTCTAATATCTTGCGATGCTTGGGCTGAAAGTTCTACAAAAGAACAGACATATTCTACATCACTAACACTCCAGTCAGGGGCGTTGTTATTGGCGGTGTTATTAATACCTGCTAAAGAAGCAGAGGCAAGTTCTAATTCAATACGTAAGTCACCAGCAGACATCTCACCCACAGGCAGGGCTTTAGAAGCCATAGTTCCTACCACGCCTGAAACAAGACTGAACGCAAAAACACGGTCACCAGCACCTGCAATAGTAGCACCTCTACGATTAACATTACGAGAAGTGGCTATATCATTAGTGGCGTATGTTTGTCCGTCTTCGCCACCTGATGTAATCGCTCCTGTTTTACCAAGTTCGCTACCATTAACTTGTAAATCAAAAAGCATACTGGATATAACGCCGTAATCGTTAATGTCCTCAATAAGGTTACTTCCGTGATAAATAGTCATTCTTTGGATTAGAGAATTAACATTATTATCCACAGTCATAGCATCAGCGTGGTTATTTGTAACTTTAAATTTAAGATACGACTGATGGGGTTGGTAAAAAGTGTTTGGTCGCCCACACGGGATATTAAGTCTTACAACGTTGGAGGGTTGAAAGGTGCTACCGTTGGTGGGCGGGATATTTTGCAAATATTGTCTCGCC